TATATAGTCTTTTAACTTTTTGGAGAAACAAAATGGCAGTAATTATCAATGGTAACAATACGCCACCTGCTGGCGGTATTGCCTACGGCAACTCTACCTCCGAATTAGCGTTTACAGCCGCTGGGTCAGCAGGTCAGCTAGTTTTATCAGGTGGTGCAGGAGCACCAACATTTACAACCCTGCTTGCGGTAGCAAATGGCGGTACTGGAACTGCTACACCAAGTATTGTGGCAGGCACAAACGTTACAGTAAGTGGAACTTGGCCCAATCAAACCGTCAATGCTAGTGCTAGTGGTAGTGGAACAGTTACAAGTGTCGCTCTATCGGGTGGCACAACTGGTCTGACCGTAACTGGCAGTCCTATCACTACAAGTGGAACAATCACACTAGCGGGTATATTGGCAGTTGCAAACGGTGGAACTGGCACTGCTACTCCCGCTATTGTTGCAGGCACAAATGTCACAGTAAGCGGTACGTGGCCTAATCAAACCATTAACGCTACAGCCAGTGGCAGTGGCACAGTAACCAGCGTTGCGGCAACAGTCCCATCGTTTTTGTCGGTTACTGGCTCACCAATTACGACAAGCGGTACATTGGCAATTTCTTTGTCGGGTACTGCATTACCAGTTGCCAATGGCGGTACTGGTCAAACAACTTATACCGATGGTGAGTTGCTTATCGGTAACTCCACAGGAAACACACTTTCCAAAACAACTTTAACCGCTGGGGCTGGCGTCACAATCACCAACGGCAGTGGAACAATCACAATTGCGGCGGCGGGTGGTGGTGGTGGCACAGTAACTTCTGTATCGCAATCATTCACAGGCGGCATAATTTCAGTTGCTGGTTCACCAATTACCCTAAGTGGTACTTTGGCTTTGACGGTTGCGGGAACAAGCGGCGGCATACCTTATTTCACCAGCACAAGCACTTGGGCAACGTCTGCACTGTTAGCGGCAAACGCCTTAATGATTGGCGGCGGCGCTGGAGTTGCCCCAAGCACAGCAACTACTGGAACAGGCGTTGTAACTGCTTTAGGCGTCAATGTAGGCACGGCAGGGGCGTTTGTTGTTAATGGTGGTGCTTTAGGAACGCCGTTAAGTGGAACAGCAACTAACTTAACTGGATTGCCACTGTCCACTGGCGTAACAGGATTACTTCCTGTTGCCAACGGCGGTACGGGAACCGCTACGCCTGCCATTGTTGCGGGAACAAACGTTACCGTTTCAGGCACGTGGCCTAACCAAACCATAAACTCTACAGCCAGTGGCGGTGTGACCAGTGTTGCCCAGTCATTTACTGGTGGCATTGTTTCAGTGGCTGGCTCACCGATTACGACCAGTGGCACTTTAGCCCTAACAATTGCTGGAACTTCAGGTGGTATCCCTTACTTTTCAAGCGGAACCACATGGGCAACCAGTGCGGCATTGGTGGCAAGCGCAATTGTGCTTGGTGGTGGCGCAGGAGCGGCTCCAGCCACTACAACAACAGGCACAGGTGTTGTAACTGCTTTAGGAGTCAACGTAGGCACGGCAGGGGCGTTTGTTGTCAATGGCGGCGCTTTAGGTACTCCTTCAAGCGGTACGCTGACTAGCGCAACAGGACTTCCAATTTCTACTGGTGTGTCAGGACTTGGTACAGGTATAGCAACCGCCTTGGCTGTAAACGTTGGAACTGCTGGCGCTCCTGTTATAAATGGCGGCGCACTAGGTACACCCTCTAGCGGCACATTAACTAGCGCAACAGGTCTCCCTATATCCACTGGCGTCAGTGGCTTAGGCACTAACGTAGCTACTGCTTTAGCCGTAGCCGTAGGTTCTGCTGGCGCACCTGTTGTGAATGGTGGCGTATTAGGAACACCAAGTAGCGGAACAGCAACCAACCTAACTGGCTTGCCTTTGTCCACGGGCGTGACTGGCACTCTTCCAGTGGCTAATGGCGGTACAGGTCTAGCCACACTCACAGCCGATAATGTTATTTTAGGCAACGGCACATCAACGCCATCATTTGTAGCCCCAAGCACCGCTGGAAATGTTCTGACAAGCAATGGAACAACATGGCAATCAACTGCGCCAACTGGTACAAGTTTGCTTGAAAACGCACAAATTATCTCAACAAACTACGTAATTGCGGCATTGAAAAACGCAATAGCGCTAGGTACAATAACAATAAACACTTCATCATCGGTGACAGTCGGTACGGATCAATCTTGGTTAATCTTTTCTTAAGGAAACAACATGAGTAACTTAAAAGTTCAAGGCAATGCATCGGGTACTGGAACAAGTACCTTGTCGTCTCCAAACACCAACAGTAGCGTAACCTACACGCTACCTGATACGGCTTCAGCTACGACTCTTGGATATCTTAATATCCCCCTGTCGGGCATTAAGACGGCAAGTTACACCCTTGTGGCTGGTGATGTTGGGGAATTTATTGAGCTAGGCACAAGTGGCACAGTTGTAGTTCCATCGGGTGTATTTACAACGGGTGATGTGATTAGCATTTTCAACAATACATCAGCCACCATTTCCTGCACTTGCTCTGCTGTAACAACAGTTTACAAGGCTGGTACAGACGCAGATATTTCTACTTTTAGCGTCACTACAAGAGGTGTAGCCACTATTCTGTTCATTACTGCCACGGTTGCTGTAGTTACGGGCAATCTTGCATGAGCGGCATCGTTCTTGCATTTGCTGGAGCTACTACAGGCCCAGCGCCTCCACCTCCCATTGGATCGGCTTATGGAGGCGGCTTCTTTGCTGGTCAAATTGGGGTTGGTGGCGTTGCTTCACATAATTTAATTGTCGGCCCTGTAGCATCTGCGGTAAGCGCAAGCAAACAATTTAAAACAACCAATACAGCCACAACAGGGACATCCTCAGCAATTGATGGGCCTACTAATAGCTCTAACATGAACAACGCTAGTCACCCTGCCGCAGAATTCTGCGAGGGTTTAACTATTGGCGGCTTTAGCGATTGGTATTTACCAGCAAAAAATGAACTTGAGGTTTGTTATTACAACCTTAAACCAACAACAGCAGACAACGTCACTACTTCTGGAATAAATGCAAATGCAATTCCTGCAAGGGCAAGTAATTACACGGCTGGCACACCTGCACAAACCTCTGCCACAGATTTTAGAAATACTGGTGCAGAAGATTTTCAGTCTGCGTATTATTGGTCAAGTACTCAGTCTGCTGTGTACTCGGGTACAAATGCTTACAGACAAGAATTTAGTTATGGCTACCAAAGGAATTCGGCTAAAACTAACCAGTTCGATGTTCGCGCAGTAAGAAGGGTGGCTGTATGAGTGGAATTGTTCTTGCGCTTGCTGGCGCTACTACAAATAATATTCCAGCTATTGGAGCCGCTTATGAAGGCGGTTACTTTGCTGGTCAAATTTCAACAACGGGCACTGGTGTTGCTAATTACAACCTTGTAATAGGGCCTAAGGCGACTGCTCAATTCACGCAACCTAGCAACCCCGATGGTAAGTTTTGGAAAACAACTAATACAACAACTGCTGGAACAAACTCATACATTGAAGGGGCGGCTAACAGCGCACAAATGGCTAACGCCCAGCATCCAGCGGGACAGTTCTGCGAAAACTTGACCGTTGGTGGTTACAGCGATTGGTACATGCCTGCTTTTTCCGAGTGGGGTGTAATTTATTCTAATTTAAAGCCCACCACAGGAGGCAACGCTCTCAATACGGGGCAAAATTCCTACGCTGTGCCTCCAAGACCTAGTAACTACACCAATGGCGATCCAGCACAAACTACTGTTAGTGCTTTTCAAGCTGGAGGAGCAGAAGCCCTTACTAACAACGCAAATAATCCAACAACTTATTGGTCTAGCACTGAGAATAGCGCCTCAACGGCGTGGGGTAGTTACATGGGTAATGGTCAATTCAGCGCCTACACCAAGGCTACGCCTTACGTAGCTTGCGTTAGGGGAATTCGAAGAATTGCAGTTTAATTAAGGAGATTTTTCATGTACATTTGTGTAACAGAAGTAGACGCGGTAACAAAAAACCCCTGTACCGTTGAGCCACAGCGCACAGGGCCGTCAATGCCAGCCGTCAAAGGCTTGCAAGTTACTTGGTTCGACCAGTCTACATGGCCTGTTGAATTGGCACCTGATGGCACATACTTGAGAGCGCCCAAGTATTACGGCACTTGTGACGACGATGCTGACGCTACGATTGCTGGTGTCTTACAGGTATTGACCGAAGCAAAGTTCAATACCGCCAAAGCCGAAGAGCTTGAGGCGCGTAGACCTTATCCATCATGGATTGGCTACTTGGACACAATGACTTGGGCGGCGCCTATAGCAAGACCAGCAGATGCAATTATGAACGGCGGCAATGTTGCATACCAGTGGGATGAAGCTACTCTTAATTGGATTCCACTGGCGTGAAAGAGTTCTTCTTCATCTCAGGTTTGCCAAGGTCAGGTTCAACCCTGCTCTCGGCTATTCTGCGTCAGAACCCTGAGTTCTACGCTGATATCTCATCCCCTGTGAGCAATTTGGTTACAACAACCATCAACGTCATTACAGGCAGTGAGAGCAACCACCTGATAGATGAAGACAGGCGCAAACAAATATTGAAAGACGTGTTTGAGGCTTACTACAAATCGGTCACCCAAAACACAGTGTTTGACACTAGCAGGGGCTGGACTGCCAAGACATCACTCCTCAAAGATCTTTACCCACAGACCAAGATCATTTGTTGTGTGCGTGATTTGCCTTGGATACTGGACAGCTTTGAGCGCATTGCCGCCAAGAATTCTTTGTATGGCGCATCCTTAACAGATGATGAGGCAAATCAAACCGTCACAACACGATGCGACGCCTTGATGGATGTCAAAAAAGAAGGTCAAGTAATCAAGCCCTATTATTTCTTAGAAGAGGGTTTGCTGTTAAACCCTGACATGATTATGTTGGTTGAGTACGAGTCTCTGTGCAAAAAACCTGAGGGCGTAATGCGTGAGTTGTATCAGTTCATTGGCAAACCTTACTTTGACCATGACTTTAAAAATGTTGAGTATGAGAACGAGACGTACGACAAAGCCATAAACATGAAAAGTTTGCACACGGTACGTAAGGAAGTAACGTGGCAAGAGCGCCCAACCATCCTGCCCAAGTCGGTGTGGGAAAAGTATGGCAAGGGCACAGACTTTTGGCGAACACCAGCACCAAATTTTGAGGTCAAGTCACTGTACAAGGTCAAGGGATGAAAATCTTGGTCATGGGGTTGCCCGGTGCTGGAAAGACCACCCTTGCCACCGCTTTGGCAAGGGAGCTACAGTGCGTTCACTTCAATGCCGATGAAGTGCGCAAAGAGATCAACAAAGACCTTGGCTTTAGCGTGGCTGATAGGCTTGAGCATGCAAGGCGCATGGGCGTAATGTGCGACATTGCTTCTCGATACGGCGCTCACGTGATTGCCGACTTTGTATGCCCGACACCTGAGACACGGCAAGCCTTTGGTGCTCACTTCATAGTGTGGGTAGACCGCATTAAAGAAGGTCGGTTTGAGGATACAAACAAGCTATTTGTGCCCCCAACAAATTTTGATGTGCGCGTTGATGGTAAGTTTGGCATGCAATATTACGCAGAAGAAATTGCCAAAATGATTGAGCCACCACAACCAAAAACCCGTTGGGCATATTAAGATATAGATCCAAAAACCCGCTTAACTTAAAGGAACAAAAATGGTAGAAAAAGTTTGGTTCACCTTGGAAACAGCAAATCAAATTGTTGGATATTTAGGTACAAGACCGTATCAAGAAATTTTTCAATTGATGGCTCAGATACAGAAGGCTGTAGATATCCAGCAAGAAGAAAAAAGAGCAACCTCAGCGCCTGAAGATCAAATTGATTCTTGAGTAGTATGGATAACACCGAGACCAAATTAGCCGTACACGAAGCCGTCTGCATGGAGAGATACAACAGTATTGATCGCTCTTTGCGGGACGGCGACAAGCGTATGAGCAAGATTGAGTACCTGTTGTACGCGGTAATTATCTGCGTGCTGTTTGGCCCCGGCGTGGCTGGCGAATTCACAAAGAAGCTCTTGGGGCTATGAAATCGACCCGCTCACCATCTTGCTGGCCGCTCGAGCCTGTGTTACTGCAATCCAGCAAGGTACTGCTTTGTACAAGCAAACCAAAACCGCTTTCATGGAGGTCAAGTCCATTGTTGAAGAAACTGCTGGTGTTGCCCGACAGGCCAAAAGCTTTTGGGCCAAGCTCTTCGGAACCAAAGAAGAGCCTATGGCGCAAGCGGCGCGAAAAAAGGAAAAATTCGTAGCCGTAGACGAAACAAAAGTGCTCTCGGATATTGTGAGTCAATTGAGCACTTTTTTTCGTTTGCAGGAGCAGTTAGCCGAAACAATTCGCGTTGAGGAAGAACGATCAAAAAACGTTTACGACCCCGACGCTAACCTGATGGAAGCCGCCCTCCACAGGATCATGGCCCAAGATCAGATGGCAATTTTGGAACGAGAAATAAGAGAGGCGATGGTATACGGCGCCCCAGCCGAGATGGGGGCTCTGTACAGCCGAACGTTTGCAACTCGGGACATCATTAAGGCAGAGCAGGAGAAAGCAAGAAAGAAGCGGGATGAACAATCATGGCAACGCAAGGAAAAGGAGCGCCTTTCAAGCGAAAGGCAAGCGTACCTACTAGCGACTTTGCTGTGCCTCCTGTATCTGTGGGCGCTCCTGATACTCTTAAGCAGGACTGGGAATTAGTGATGGGGTACATCGTGGCGTTAATTTTGGTAGTTTTGATGATCCCGCTTCTTGGCATGCTGTACATGGACGTGTTGCAAACAAAAAAAGAAGCCCAAGTACAGATTCAAAAAATGGAAAAACTTAGGCAAAAAATTGAAAAGGAAAGAAGAGATGATTCCAATAGTCGCAACACTCCTTAGTAGCTTAGCCCAAAACGGGTTAACACTACTGTCAAGCGCTATTCAAGCCAAGGGCAAAGAAGTAGTTGAAAAAACGCTTAACGTAAAAATTCCTGACGACCCAACACCTGAAGACGTTAGCAACTTGCGCCAGCTTCAGTTTGAGCATGAAGAACGCCTGCTTGAGCTAGGCATTGAAAAAGCCAAGATGGAGTTGGCTGAACTGGAATTGTTTGCCAAAGCCGCACAGAACGAGGACGACAACGTCACAGATCGTTGGCAGTCGGATATGAACAGCGACTCTTGGCTGTCCAAGAACATACGTCCCATGAGCTTGATTGCCATCTTTTCAGGTTACTTCCTGTTTGCCATGATGAGCGCCTTTGGCTATAACGCCAACGAGTCTTATGTATCCTTGCTTGGGCAGTGGGGTATGCTGATCATGGGTGCTTACTTTGGCGGCAGAACTATTGAAAAACTAGCAGAAATGAAAGGCAGAAAATGAGCCTAAGCACCGAACAAGCCGCATTCTTGTTGGACTTTTGCAGGCTGATCCAATACGCCACAGAGCAGGGTTTTGTTGTGACCGCTGGCGAAGTTGCCCGTACCCCCGAACAGCAAGCCATTTACTTCAAGACAGGACGCTCAAAGACCATGAATTCCATCCACCTAAAACGGTGTGCTGGAGACTTGAACTTCTTCAAGGATGGGAAGATAATATGGGACAAGGGCATCCTTGCGCCGTTGGGTGCTTATTGGGAATCTTTGAACCCCAAAAANCGCTGGGGAGGGAACTTCAAATCGCTTGTCGATTGTCCTCATTTTGAGCGTAATGTTGGTTAAAAAGGAGCCTCAGNATGACAACCGCTGTTGCCCAAACATATGACAACCTAGTCACCAGCGTCGAGGCGTATTTAGAGCGTACTGACGCCGTCACTATTGNNTACATCCCCACCTTCATCATGCTGGCTGAGCAGGTGCTTGCCGCNGACATGAAGTTTTTGGGGAACATAAACGTTGGTACGTTCTCGTTGGTTGCAACCCAGTCGATTGTTCCAAAGCCTGCTCGTTGGCATAAAACCGTTTCGATGACCATGATTGTTGATGGTCAGCGCACCCCATTGTTCTTGCGTAAGTACGAGTATCTGCGGGAATATTGGCCTAGCACC